TTGAACCAGCGTTCGAAATGTTTGACTTTGCTTCTAGTTCGTTTTTAGCTATTGTTTTGGTTTTTTGTGCATCATTGACAACCTCGGCAGCTATTTCTGCCTCTGTTGCTGCTAATAAAGCTCCTTTTGCAGCTGTTGCTAGTTTTGTGGCTCCTGGTAGGAATCTAATGACTTGGAGGCCTCCAAAAAGAGCAAATTTTAATAGATAAAAGGCTGAGACTAGCGACACTATCCCCATAACTATCTTGTTACTTGTTAGATATATTAACCCATCTATAAGCCCCTCAACAAAACCCAATAGAGGTTGAATACCTTGTGCAAAGTTAGTAATAAAAATTTGCATTTTTTCTTGCAAAGGTAGTGTCGCTTCCACTGCTTCGTTAAAACGCTTTTGAATGTCTTCTTGCTTTTGCATGTCTTTCTGATATTTCTTATAATCTTTCATGTTCATACCAAATATGCGCTGTGCTTCGTTCATGTCTGAAATACCAGCAGCATTAGCAATAGCCATTTGTTGGAACTTATTCATGTCTTTAAAATTAACACCTTGAGCCTGCACTTGTTGAACAAGAGTTTCGACCCTTTTGTCTTCCGTCATCATCAACATTTCTGTTGAAGATAGTTGAGAACCGAGCAAAGCATTTAATTTTCCGACAGTTTCGGCTGATCCGGCAAATGTATCAAACTTGCCTGCAAGTGCTGTTAGACTAGACACTTCAACACCAGCAGCTCGAGCAGCAGATGCAAGTCCTTGAAAGACTTCAATAGACTTTTCACCATAAACAGCTAAAGATTTGAATGCTGTTTGAAAGTCTTTGGTCATCTTACTAGCAGATATTCCAGCAGACTGTCCCATCATAGCTAATTCTTGAGTCATAGCCATGGCTTGTTGTTCTGATTTTCCCATGTTTAAGGTAAAATTGTTTATTGACTCTGCTGAAGTGTTTGCATCAATACCGATTCTCTCAAATTGAGCAACGTTCATAGCAAGGTTCACTTTTGCTTTCTCTGACATATTGACAAAGCCAACCATGTTTTCAGTCAGACCTTTGAGAGCATTACCAGCATTTTGGAACGTTACACCTAAAGTGTTACCTTGCATCCTCATTTCAGAAAGAGTGCCTAAGTATTTATCTCCCATACCTGTGGCAGCAGCAAAAGAAGAGTTTGCTTGATCAAGCGCACCAACCATTTGAATTGTTGATTCAACAGTCTTGGTTACTATTGACGTAGCAAAATTAGTAAGGTTGAAATATTGAACCAAAGAATCAGTAAACATCTCTCCTCTTTCATTAGCCTCTTTAAATTGAGAAACAGTATCCATTAGACTTCCAACAAAAGAGTCATTCTTATCAGTAAAGATAAGCGATTTTCTTGTTAAAGAGCTCATAACTCCGTCTAACTTTTCTTTAGCTGCTAAGTCTGCATCAGAATACTTTTTTGCCTTGAGGCCATTTCTGTCCTGAGCGGCGAGTTCTTCATCTAAAAACTTAATTCTTTCTTTTTGAGCATCAGTTTGATCGCTAAATGCTATTGAGGATAATTCATGAAGTTCTTCTTGCATTTCGTACAAAACTTGTTGAGCAGCCACGTTGTCACTGTTTAGTTTGGCCATATCTAGTTTTGTTCTAAGATCTCTAGCAGTAGCATCTGACTGTTTTAGAATACGTTCTGAAGCTTCTTTTCCTGTTTCGTTTGCTTGTTTTTGGTATTTTGCGCCACGTTCATAATTATCAGCAATTTTTCCACTAAGTTCTTTTTCTTTTTCAAGCTGCTTGATTTTTTCTTCCATCTGTTCAGGAGTTAATTTTTCAGTCATTTATCAACCCTCGTCTTTGAATGGCCAAGTAATTCCTGTTGTTTGTTCAAAGTTTCCAACGGCTTGGTCTAATTTTTCTTTTGATTTTTGTGATTGAGGATGGCCTTCTCCATATCGAACGTAGTGATCTAAGTACTCTTTTTCAGCGAATATAGCTTTAGCATACGCTTCAATATCCTGTTGTTCTCCACGAATGACAAACTTGAGCTTTGGTCCTTCTTCCCTCTCTTCTTCTCTCACCAGATTGGTCAACATTTTATGAGCGCCAAGTTCTGCGGTCATGTTTACATCTTTTCCGTAAACATATTTTAAAAATTCCTTATTCCATTCACCAAACCATTGAAGCCAAGACTCGGTCAATAGCTGCTTTTTGTTTGTAAAGTCTATTTTTTTCATAATACGACACCTCTTTGAGTAAATAGTTTTAAAAGACAAAAGCCAAGGATTATCTTGATCGCTTGGCTTTCTCTATTTCTTTCTTTTCATCTTCGAATTGTTTTTGTAGTCTATGAATAAACCAATTACGAAGACCAATTGGTAAATTGTATGCTTCAATGAACGACCAACCTCCAAAATGTTTTAGAAGAAAGAACTGTTCGTATATAGCTTCCATATACTTATCTGTCAGGCCAAAAAAAGTCCGCGCCGAACGGAACCTCCAATTCTTGTGTATATCCACAAGACGTGCAGGAGAATTCGTCTTTTATCTTGACGTTTGGAGTTATTAATTGGTATGCTTTTCTTAAGGATCTTGCATCAGCTGCCGGCATAACATCAATGAATTTGTTAAGAACATTTCTGTCTGATACTCCGTCTATTGATAAAATCATAGTTTTGAACTGATCGGTGACAATAGCGTCTTCCAATCTGTTTTTCTTTTTACTTCTTGCCAATTCGGTCAGGTTGTTCTCGTCTTTCCCTGTTAAGAGCCTGCATTCAACTTTAAAGCCACAAACAGGAAGAAGGAACATGTAATTGCCTTTTTCATTCTTTTCTATGGTATCCAGCCCCTCAACTTCAGGATGATGGACTTCAGCGTTTGATACATTAAAAGATATCTCGTTTTGTGCTTGACAAGATGGACACTGCATTTTAGTATCGTAAGACTCACCATAGCCTGAAATCCGAGCTGCAATTAGGATAGCGTTCCTATCTCCAATTAACAAACCTTCAGGGCTGATACTTCTATCAAGTATTACACTTTCTAAGAACCTTTCAATAGCAAGTCCTTTTTTGAGCAAAGTGTCACTGGTAAGAATATCTTCTTCTTTAGCAGTCATATATTTTATCTCAACAACTTCTTTATTATGCAAAGCGTGTCCTTCTGGGTAGAATATACCTTTTGATGGAAGCTCAACAAAGTCCGTTGGAGAAACAAAATCAAGTAGTGATTTTTGTGGTGGAGCATCTTGGTGCATATCGCGTACACCGCTTTGCTCTAGTTCATTTTTTATTGTCATTTAAACCTCTTAGTTAGTGTTATTTAATTATGTATCAACGTTTGGTGCGGAGAAACTTGCCCAATCATATACAAACGTAATATCAATTGTTACCATTTCGTCATTTGAATAATCTAAAGAACCAAAAGTAATTGCTTTGACCCAAGCATTTTTTAATTCCCATTCTTCAATAGCCACACCTTCAGAATCCATCTGACTTATCAATATGTTTGTACCTTCTGTATAAGCGTTATTAGCTTTGAATTTTGTTAACCCATCAGCTCCTGAAGAAACATCACTGGGATAGTAATACCCTGAGTCCTTTAAAGACTTTATAAGCTCATTTGCTTTCTCTCCAACATCTACAATCGTGATCTTGACATCGTTCCAAGTTACTACACCCGGGTATTTAAACTTATGATTTATCAGTTTATGTTCTTGTGATTCTATATCAAAAGAAGGTTTGTCACAAGATTTTGCCCACCACCATACGTCACTATTTGTACTAATAATGAATCTATATTGGCGAGTGGGCTCAACGTTGTTAGCAGACCAGAAAGTCATCTATACCTCTATTAAGACTTAGGCGTAAAGTGCGAAGTAGAAGCAGGTGAAAGAGGAGCATGAGAAGTGTCGAATGTTTCACATTCGGCCCAGTCATATTTCAATCCAATTTCTACAGTCTTTAGTTCGTCATTAGAGTAATCTAAGTCACCATACTTTGCAGACATAATAAGTGGGTTTTTCAAGGTCCATTTCTCTACTTCTTTTCCATTTGAATCCATAATAGAGATGATGATATCACCCAAGGCTCCACCGTCAACTGATGTTGAACTGTGACCACCTGTTTTACTTCCTTCTTTGATTTTCGAAATAGTTTGCAATTTTACATCACCAGTTGCTGAAGGCATATTGGGAGCAGTTGCAGGAACTACATAACCTGATTTTTCAATCAACTTGTTGATTTGTGCTACGGCATTCGGTGAGATAGGGTCAACAAGAGTCATTGATATGTCTTGCCATTCAACTCGACCAGGAAAGTGATACTTGTTGTCTAAAAAGTCATGCGTAACAGAAGTTACAGAGTAGTTTGGAACTCCTGTGGTTTTTGCCCAATAAAGAACATCAGGTTCCCCTGCTCCAGCAAGTCCTGTGAATTGAATCATGAAACGATAGTTTCTTTTTGGTTCAATATTATTTGTACTCCAAAATCCAGCCATTTATAAATCTCCTTATTATCTTAAGTAACTAGTGTTATAATTCAATTCCGCTTCTCGTAACAACAAAGTCTACAACAATAAATTCGATAGCTCTTGCGGGCTTGATCATGACTTTTGCATATAGAATATTTCTATCTACCAAGTCAGCTGTAGTAGTTGTTTCGTCGAGAATCAATTTGTATTCTGTGATTCCCAAGCGAGACTGAACGTCTTGTAATATCTTATCTGCTCTAGACTTGAAACGATTCCAAGTAGCATTTACATTTTGATCAAATAAGATTGTTTCTGATACCTTACCAATTCTTCTCTTCAAGAACAACAATAAACGACGAACGTTAATGCGATCCAAAGCAGAAGGAGTTTGTTGAAGGGTTTTCTGACCAAACACAACGATGTCACCAGAAGCTGGGAATCTTGCGATTGGATTAATGTTTTCTAAGTACAAATCATCTCTGTTTTTCTTTGAAAGATGCTCATTTGTACCTGCAATTCTAGGTCCTTCGTTTCCACCGAGAACGTTTATTCCGCCACGATTGAAACCAGCAGGTGCGAACCAAGGCTCAGAAAGTCCTTGAGATCTAGCTAGAGCTCCAATAGCTCCTATTGAAGGTGGTACGACAACAATGTCTCCACCAGCACCAGCGGTGTCTCTTAAGAGAAGAGAAGGGTAATATGAAGCAGCGAATGAAGAGTCTAAAAGTCTGTCTTGAGCTGTAGCTATAATACTAGCTGCACTTCCTTCTTTTACAGAACCACCGGTTTCCCATGTTGGTTCATATATACCATCAAGATCAATAATCGCCATAGCGTCTCCTCGATCTTCACAAATTGTTATCAATCTGTTGGTTATGGATTTATCGTGAATTCCAGGAATTGCAACAGTTTCGTACTCAAGAGCTTCTTGATCTTGAATAATATCTAAAGCTTTTTCATAAGTTTCTCTAACATATGAAGATTTTCTTGTTGATCCTCTTTCTAACTGATATTGTCCAAAAGGACTTGTTTTTAAAATATCTGTTCCGTGGAATCCGCCAATCATAGGTGCTTCAAACTTCTTTACACCAGCGTTTATTAACGTTTGTAGTGAAATTTTGTTCACATCAGCAAGGTCTTCAGAGAAATAATACAATCCTTCAGCCGAAGAAGTAATCTCTTCTAAAGTAAATACAAAAGATCTTTCTTGATGAGCTCCGATTGTTATTCCATTGTCAGCTTCCGAATCAGAAGGTCTGTATCTTAATATGTCTTGATAAGAAGCATCTTTATAAGTTTTTGATCCTTGATTGTGTCTAACGCCAAAAACATCAGTAGCAGCGTAATTGCCATTATTATTGGTGTTTTGAGTTGTTAAACGAAGAGAAGGAAAATCAAATGAAGCAGTTCTGTTGGCATCTAGATTTTTGATGAAGCCAGAGTCAACAGTACCTGATTGTGCGATAGCGCTATTTAGGAAGTCACCGCTTAAAGCTGCACCGGATCCATCACCTTTAGCAACAGGATCAGCTCCACCAGAAATTACTGTGAACGATTTGTGTTTAACAGGTCCATAGAAACCAACAGGCAAAGCTGATGGATCTGTGATTGTTTGGTTTTCAACAGCAGAATCTATTTCAATATAAACATAGTTTGATTTATTAGGATATAGTCCACGAAGATTGTATTTCTTATCTGATGTATCCCATTGTAGGTATTGAGTACCAATCTTCTTTCCAACATAATCAGCCGAAGAAGGATCTAAATTACAACCAGAAAATGTCTCAACAACATTTCCATCTTCTAATATTTTCACAGAAAATACAGATGTTGGGTTTGCAGTGTTACCAAGTTTTAAATCAGATATTTGAATAGAGATAGCTTTATTTACATATTCTCCCTCAGAAAGAGAGATCAATCGAAATAGTCTATCTTGAGCAGTGCCTCTGTTGACGAACCAACCGGTTCTAGCGGCTCTTGCTTGTGCTTGATGAACATTATAATTGTTGGAACCGTTATCTAAAGCTAGTAGTAAACCATACTGATCACCAGCAGCAGTTCCACCACCAACATTATCCAGAACAGCTTGTTCAAATGTCTCACCTAGGAAATACAATTCGTTTGTGTTTCCA